GCGCGGAAACTACTTCGGCAGCACACTCGCGTTCTTCTGACATTTCGGGTATAGCTCCGCCAGGCCTATCGGCTATGTTAGGTAGGCGAAGCGTCCTCCTTTCTTGAACTAGCTGGATTCTTCAACCGCCCTATCGGTGTGCAAGACCGATAGGGCAATTCTTTCTAATCGAAATTCAATACGATGTTTTTGCCTATTGTGCGTTTTGCTGACCTCATATATGCGGCCAACTCCACTCTGTCGATAGGGTCACTTATCCCCATATATTCGGCAGGGTTAAGGCTGATACTGAATGTTGCATCACCTTTTTGGTCATACTTCCATGTGTAGTCGGAAGAAGAAATCGATGTTTTGCTTCCGTCTGCTTTCACGATGGTATTAGCATCATTCCCGAGCGGGAGGAACGAGGCTTCATCGCCAGTAACGGAATAAACGGTAATCAGCGGACTATATTCAACTTTGCCGCTCGTGTTTATCTGAATATCACCATCGATGATCTTTACAGTTGCGGAAAGAAAAGCCGTCTCTCCAGATTTCTCTCCGGACTGCTGTTTTAGTTGCTCACTCGTGTCCTGCTTGTCTGACTCGTTGTTCAATCCGCGAATATCTCCAAATGTCAGTATCGACGGCCGGTCATTTGTTCCTCCAACGTCACACACGACCGTCTGGACTACAGACTGATTAACCGTTGCATCGTTGAAGATAACGCGAATAGTTCCATCATCATTATCGGTTATATCCACATTGCTGAGCTTGTAGTAAAAACCTTTGGGCGCTTCGATTTTCGCTTGACGTTTACATGCGGTAAGGGCATGTCCTTCAGTCAATGGCGCGGGTTCCCCGCAAGAGGCCAAGGACACAACCATAGCCATACAACATAGAAGTGTAATCGTTTTCTTCATTTCATCCTCTTCCTATACAGTCACGTTGTCATGTAGCCACTGTCGATAATCCTGGATGATTTGGATGGTGACATTGAGCTCGGCGGCTATCTGGTACGGGTTGCCGTCATACATACGTTCGGCCAAAGCGTATTCGGCCGGGTTGATAAGCAGTATCGCGGTCTCGTGTCTGCATCGTTGTTCGAGTTTGCCGCCGCGGCAGCCGTTGCTGGTGTCGTCGCCGTGTTGCCAGTGGACGAGTTCGTGGACGAGGGCGCAGCGTTTGCGCGTGTAGGTGATGCGCCGGTCGATGAGCACGGTGTTGGTGGCGAGGCAGTATATGCCGTCGAGTTTGCCGGGAAGCCACGCGCTGGCCACATGCAGGTCTGGTGCAACGTCGTACAATGCCATGCGCATCTGCCCGTAGCTCATGCGCGGCGACAATGGCAGCGTCATCGAATCACCCACTTACTCTTCTGGCGTACCAGAATTCCACGTCATCCTCATTGTTGGCGATGGCGTCGAGGTCGTTGGCGTATCGTTTGATGGCTTCTTTATCCATTTGTCCTCATCTCTCTGTTCCTATCATTTTGTAGTGGTGTACAAAATGATGGGAGGCCAATGTTTCCAACGGTTTGAACCTATTTAGAGTTTCAAGCGTGAACGCTCACGCCGGCTCGTCCCCGTCCCCGTCGTATTTGTGCTCGTCCTCGTAGGCGGCGATGTCGAGGTCGCCGCGTTTGAGCTTGTTGAGGGTTTCAGCCACACGAGACTGCTCGGTGTTGACGGATTCGATGAGTTCGCATGGTGTCATGTTCCAGAGTTCGCAGAGTTTTTCGATGTCGCCGAGGGCCCATTCGTTTTCGTCTTTGATTCGGGAGTTGACGTAGGTCGCGCCTCGGTCGATGAGTTTCGCGATTTCCCTGTTGGAGATGCGGCGTATTCCCATTTGCGCTCTGATGGCGGCGCTTACCGTCAGCGCGAAATCGCTGACACCAATCTTTCCATGTCCCATGTGCCCTACTATAGCGCGTATTTACGCTAACACGCAATTGAATGCATGTCGCAGTAACGTAAAAGAAAAGTAATGCGCGTAAATACGACACGCCGACACTTGATGCTGCACGTTATAACGTGCATACTGTAGCTGTCGCTCAAACACGGAACACAAAGGAGGACAACCGTGACAAAGCTCAGCGAACAAGCGGCGGCTCGAATCAGAGCCGTGATGGCCGCACGAAAAATCAGCGTCGCGGACTATGCCAAACAAACAAACCAATCGGCCGACGTAGTCTCGCGCCGCATCAACGGCAAAGTCGACCTGTCCCTCACGGACATCGAGGCCTTCGCCAACCTCACCGGATATCAGCCCAGCGACTTCCTCAACAACCAGTTCATTCTGGACGATCAAAAGGCGGTGGAGTGATGGTTAGGACCTACCGGCTTGGCGGCGCGGAACGTGAGAGGGCCCGTGCGCTGATTCGTATTCTCAGCATCGACATGGATCGTGTCAGATGGTTGGACGGCCACCCGATGACGGTTCGCGTGTTTGATGACGGCAAATGCTGGGTCGAATACACGGGACTCGTCGTCTGCGACAAGGAAGACATCGATTTCTGTCTCCGTGGGCTCGAGCCCGTGGATGTCGGGCCGGGGTCTATAGGGACAGGATCCGGGAATGCCGGAACAGGATTCTTCGCGAGGATACGCGGATGTCTCTCGATTTCGAGGTCTCGACCATCGCGACGATGACGGTGCCGGACTCATGGCGCTTGAGCTTGGAGGCTCCACGGTATTCGACGATAGCGCCGCCAGTCGGCGTCACCCGAATGTCTCGTTCGGTGAGCCACCCGTTGTTGCGCAGTATCCACCCGTCCCCATCCGTCTTCTCTACTCCCCAATCGGTCGAGAGGTACAGGCGTCGTTCCGCGTCGAAGGACAGTAGCAACGCCGTCAATCCCATCCAGTTGTCCGCCAGCCATTTCCGCATGGCTCAGATTCTAGCCACAAAAAAATGCCGCCGATTGGAGCGGCGGCGAATGTCAGATTGAAAGAAGGTCCAAAATGACTGAATCCAATGTACAGCCCTTCGAGTTTCGGGGCAACCCGGTCGCCACGGTGACCACCGGGAACGGGACGGTGCTGTTCTGCGCGAAGCACGTCGCCACCGCACTCGGATACAGCAACACCCGTGACGCAATCAGGAAGCACTGCCGTCATATCGATGGGGTCGCGAATCGCTACCCCATCACCGACAGCCTCGGCCGCACCCAACAGGCCGTGTTCATCACCGAAGGCGACGTGTACCGCCTCATCGCCAGCAGCAAGCTCACCAGCGCGGTCGAGTTCGAGCATTGGCTGTTCGACGAGGTCGTACCCCAAATCCGTCGTACCGGCGGTTACATTCCCCAGGGCGAGACCCCGGAGGAGACGATGGCGCGCGCGGTGCTCATCGCGCAGAAGACCATCGAAGAACAACGGAAGCAGTTGGACGAGCAGAAGCCGAAGGTGTTGTTCGCGGACGCGGTGGCCACGAGCAAGAGGAGCATTCTGATCGGCGAATTGGCGAAGATCCTCAAACAGAACGGCGTGAAGACCGGCCAGAACCGGTTGTTCAAGCAATTGCGTGAGGACGGTTTCCTGATGAAGCGCAACGGGAATCCGAACATGCCGACGCAGAAGAGCATGGAACTGGGTTTGTTCGAGGTCAAGGAAACATCGATCGCCCATTCGGATGGTCATGTGTCGTTGAACTTCACGACGAAGGTCACGCCCAAGGGCCAGCAGTACCTCATCCAGAAGTATCTGGGCTGCACTCCCCTTGACCTGGAAGCGGGTGCGTGATGGCCGGTAGTCAAATCGAATCGTCTCTTGACGGCTGGCCGATCGCCAAGGTGGCGAGCTTCCTTGGTGTCTCGAAGGGCAGTCTCTACGTGTGGTCGTGCCACGACAAGTGGGGAGGCCGGTATCCGCCCGCGCCGAAACGCGTAGGCCGCAGGCTCGTTTGGAATCCACAGGAGGTCATCGACTACCGGGACCGGCGGTGCGCGATAAGCCGCAAGGAGCTGGTCTACGGCGAATAAGGGTTTCCCGGATTCAAAACCGGGAGAAAAGGAAGAGGTGCCGGCGTCGCACTGCCAAGGTTCACGCCGGCACCAACATCACCAATCACATTGAAAGGAAAACAAGTGATGTCAAACAACAAGATTAGCGGTATCCACGCCATCGGCGTCGAGGTTCCGGAGGACATGTCGCTGAAGGAGCTCATGGAGCAGCTGCTTGAGGGAGGAGAGGCTGAGTTGGAGAAGGAGTTGGACGAGGAGACGCGCCAGCCGGAAACCGGCAAGTGCGATTGTCCGGTGTGCGATCCGGACAAGGACACCGTGGAGGAAAGATTGTTCCATCCGGTCGATCAGTGGCAGCACGCCGTCGATGTGGCCAGTGACGTGCATGACGCGGCCGGCTCTCTCGAACACGCGCTGTTCGAGCTGGGTGAGAACCAGTTGGCGTTCGAGGCGTCGATGATCCTCAGCCAGTCGCTGACCCTGCTGCGTGCCATCCAACGCAAGCGCAAGGAGGTTGCGGAATGAGCATCGAAGCATTGCGCAAAAAGAAGCGTATGCGCCGACCCCGGCCGAGGTTAACGGACGGGCAGAAATCGGCCGTATTACTGGCTCTCACGTTCTGCGAGGGTTGGCTGGTCGGTTTCGCCGGCACGCATAGTCGCATCCCCAGTCCGGTGGGTACGCCGCAGTGGATGATAACCGGCTCGCTCGCATTGGCGGTCGTATTGCCGCTCGTGTTCGTGGGAATCCTGTTGAAGTGGGGCGCTGATGGAACAGCCGAGTGAGTTCACGCTCTGTCTGCTGGGCGACCCGGTGCCGAAGGGGCGTCCCCGCGTCTACAACGGGCACGCGATGACACCGAAACGCACCGTCAGGGCGGAGGAACGCCTGTTCGCGGAATTCCGTCTGAAATACCCGCAGGCGAAACCATACCAGTGCCCGGTCAGGTTGGAGGCCGAATTCTGGATGAGCCATCGCGGCCGTCCGGATCTCGACAACCTTTTGAAGCTGGTTTTGGACTCGCTGAACGGCGTCGCCTACGTGGACGACGCGCAGGTCGTCGAATCGCATGCCACCAAGCGCATGCCCGACCTATGGGTGTACGGAGCCAAAAGCAAATACCGGAAACGCAAGAGCGGCGACCCATACACGTGTTGCGGGCATGAGTACGAGCCACATCTCTATATCCGAATCAAGCCGCTCCCCGAATGGGAGCCGAAGGAAAGGAAACAATCATGAGCAAGCCTATCAACGAGCCGCGTATGGTGCAGCAGGCGCTGATAGCGGACGAGGATCTGAGTTTCGAACTGGCGGCTTTGGTGCCGCCGGCGAACGGCATCACGAACGCGGCCAGCACGTTCATCGACCGGGCGACCAAACTGTTGCTGTCCGACAAGATCATGCTCACCAACGAGCAGCATACGGCCGTCGTGACGGCCATCGCCGTAGCCCAACTGACCGTCAAGGAGGGTGCGGCCATATCGAAGCTGCTGCGCAACCCGGACGCTTCGGCGGAGGTCATCGCCGGACTGCGACTCACCTCCGAGGACAGGCAGGATGCCTGACCGGCGTCTTTGGATGCCGCGTTGCAGGACATGCGGGCCGCTCGGCAAGCCCACCGGACTGGACGAGGCGGTCACCTGCTGCAACCGGCACACGAACCAGACCAAGCATCAGACGGCGTGGTATCCCACCTACGCCCAAATCACCGTGAAAGGCACATCAAATGACTCCATCAACCATTGAAAACACAGAGGCCGTGAACCCGGACGGGGAATTGCGCCAAGGATTGTTCGCCGCGCAGGCGGCGCGCATCGTCGAACTGCAGGCCGAGATCGCGTCCCGTCAGGAGGAGGTCGACGAGCTGAAGGCCCGTATCCTCGACTCGCATCCTGTCGGCACCTACCAGGCCGGCAACCTGAAGGTGCAGGTCAAGCCGGGCGCGCGCCGCATCAACGCCGGCACGTTCGAAAAAGCCTACCCGGCCACCAAGTATCCCGGAGCCTACCAGTTGCGGCCGCGGCCGCTCAGCCAGTTGGAGAAGCTGCTGTCGGCGGACGCGGTGGCCGATTACGCGATGAGCGGCAAGCCTATGGTGGTGGTCTCATGAGCGCGGAACTGTCCAGCCTGGGCATCGCCCAGATCGTGGAAAGCGCCATCGCCGACTACGACCTGCACGACGAGGACGGCAACGAGCTGACCGACGACCTGTACGTCATCCGTTCCGAGCAGCTCGACGAGCTGGGCCTCACCGTCGCCAGACGCATCCACAAGGCGACGCGCGAATTGGAGGCGCAGGGCAAGGGATTCAAAGACGTTCATTCGATGACCTTCGGCAGCGTACCGGTAATCATCATGCCGGCGGATGACGGCACCTACACGCTGCGTTTCGACAACGTCAACGAGGCGGTGGTCATCACACGGCTCAACCGGACCGCGTTGGCGGACATCAAGAAACAGATCAACGACTTTCTCAAGGAGGTGAAAACCCGTGAGCATGAATGAGGCCATTCTCGCCGTCGCACAAGCCCAACAGGGTGATGCGATCCCCGTGGACATACCGCCCATGACGCAGTCGGCACCCGATATGGGCAAGCCGCCAGTCACTCCGAAAACCAAAATCGGCACCGTGGAGGAGCCGCAACTGTGGCCGGAGATTCGCCAGCTCATCGAAGCGGATATCGCCAACGCTCCGCGCGAACTGCAGCGTGAGATAGGCCCATCCGAACTGGGAACGGATTGCGTGCATTGCCTCGCCGCGAAACTGGCGGGTTGGCCGGAGCGTCGTTCGCCGGGTTGGCGGCCGTTCATCGGCACGTGCGTGCACGAGCACTTCGAGCAGATGTTCCGCGAGCTGAACAGGGATCCTGCGCACCGGTTCCTCTACACGAGTGAGGACAACGTGACCGAACTCGTGGAGCGCTGGCGCAGCGAATATCGCGTCACCGTAGGCCGATTGCAGGGCCTGCACGGCGGCTATGACGTCACCGGTTCGATCGACCTCTGGGATCGCAAAACCCATAGCACCATCGATTGGAAGAACGTCGGCAACACAACCGTCACCAAGGTCAAAGCCCACGGCCCATCGCAACAATACCGGATACAGGCGTCGCTCTACGGCATGGGCCTGCAGAACGAGGGCGAACGGGTGGAACGCAACTGCATTTACTTCCTGCCCAGCAACAAGACCAGTCTGGGTGATGCTTTGCCCTGGGAGACGAGGTTTGATCCGGAGCCCGGCAAGTGGGCGTTGAGCCGCGCCCAACTGCTCGTCAATCTCATGGATTGCGTGGAGCAGGCGGAGGGCCCCGACGTGCGCGACAGTTGGATCAGACAGTTGCCCGCAGCTGGCCCCGACAAGTGCTTCTCCTGCAAGGGCCGCGTGTGGCCCGACATGAGCGCGCTCCCCGAATTCGACGAAAAGCCATGGTCGGACGTGCCCGACAAGTGGCTCCGACTCATCCCCCTAATCGAATCCGAATACCAGTTCACCGAATAACGAAAGGAAAACAATCATGTTCGGACAGCCACAGCAACAGTACGGTTACCCGCAGCAGGGGTACGGCTATCAGCCGCAGCAGCGTCAGCCCGCCCAGTTGAGCTCGCTCGGCGACCTGCTCGCCGGCAACAGCGCCAAAGCGTACTTCGGCGCGAACAGCCAGCCCGGAGACTCGGTGACCGGCGTCATCGAGAAAATCGAGACCACGCAGGTCAACGACTTCCAGACCAAGCAGCCGGCGTTCTGGAACGACGGACGCCCGAAGGAGCAGATCCACGTCATCATCCAGACCCAGTTGCGCGACCCGAGCGTGGATGACGATGACGGCCGCCGCTCGCTATGGATTAAAGGTTGGGGAATCCAGTTGAAGGCGTTTCGCGATGCCTGCCGTCAGGCGGGCGTGAAGATTCCGAAGCCGGGCGACACCATCACGGAACGGTTCGTGGGTCTCGGCCAGCGGGGCGACGCGCCCCAACCGCCGAAGGTGTTCGAATTCCACATCGAACCCGCGTCCAGCGTCAACAGTCTCGTCAACGGAAGCCAACCCCAGCAGCCTGTCCAGCAGGGCTCCCAGCAGCCTCCCGTGCAGCAAGCCCAGCCGACATACCCGCAGCAACAGTACGCGCCACAGCAGCCCCAGCAGGCCCCGAATCAGGGATATGCGCCGGCTCCGGTCGACCCATGGAACCCGCCGACGCAGCAGCAGCCGCAGCAACCCGCCCAGCCGGTACAGCTCGGCCAGCCACAGCAGCAGGCTGATCCGATGAAGGTCAACCAGTTGAAGGCCGTGGGCAAAAGCCCGCAGGAGATAGCCGCATTGTTGGGCGTGCCGGTCGAAGCGGTCACCGCCGTCACCGACCAGGCGCAACCCCAATACCACGGGGGTTCCGAACAGATGCCGGAAACCGGTGAATTCTGATGGACGAACTGCTGAAACACCTGCAGAACCAGTGGCTCGAGCTGATGAAAGACATGGATCCCCTCGCCTCCGATCAGGACGGTTTCCGTGACGTCGACTCGGAAAGCCTCCAGCTCATGAGCGTGAGACTCGTGCTCCTGGGCTGGCACAAGAGCAAGGATTCCGACAAGGACTGATACCAGTCCCGACCGCCGTAGCCGTATCCAAGCGGCCCGCACGAATGCAAAGGCGTGCACGGCACCACACATATTCACATCACATCAAAGGAGTTTCAAGGATGACCGACATCTACGGATACGCGGCAGCCGCGCCACTGTACCGTGCGGCGGGCTGGATGCAGGTCATCCCCCTGCCGGAAGGCCGCAAGACCCCACCACCCAGCGGTTTCACTGGACGCAGCCGCAAACCCGTCACCGACGAACAAGTACAGGTCTGGTCGCAGGCGACCCCGGACGCGAACACGGGAATCGTCATCCCCGAAGGCGTGCTCGTATTGGACATCGACGCGGCGCAGGGCCATCAGGTCAAGGCGGACGGCGTGAAAGGCATCAGCGAGCTCTCTCAGGAACTGGGCATGCTTCCGGCCACGTGGAGCAGCACGGCGCACGGCATCGACTCGCCGGCACGCCACCTGTTCTACAAGGTGCCCGAGGGATTGGCGTGGAAGGGCGGCGCCATCGAGGGGGTCGACATCCTGCAGCCCGGCCACCGGTATTCCGTGGTCTGGCCGTCGATCCACCCGAGCGGCGAAATGTACTGCTGGTACACGCCAAGCGGCGCATTCTCCGGCACGCTCCCCCATATCGGCGACTTGGCGACACTGCCATGGAAGTGGGTGGACTACCTGCGCAAACCCGACAGAGTGTCGAATTCGACCACTTTAACTCCCTCGTATTCAAGGGAATACGACGACCGCATGTGCAAGGCGGTCAACACGTTCCTCAACAAGACGCTCGCCAACCCGGCAAGCAAAGGCTCAAGGCATGACACCACGCTGCAGGCCGTCTGGGCGTTGGTTAACTTCGCGCAGGAGGGACACCGGGGGGCTCTCGACGCCATCAACCAATTGAAGCCACGGTTCATCGCCGAGGTGGCCCCCGACCGTCAAGGCAAGGAGCGTGAGGCGGCACGCGAATGGGCCAGCATTCTCAGTGGCGCGATGGAGAAGGTCAACGGCGTGCAATCGCATGTGGATCCGTGCGAGCAGTCGAAAATCGAACGCATGACGCCCGGCGAGTTCGACGAACTCACCCAAAACGCGGCTGCGAGTCAAATGGAGGAAAGTCACCCGGAAGCAGTTCAAAACACTGGAACAATGCCGGTTCAAGCCGGTTCAACACCCGTCGCATCGGTTCAAAACGGTTCAATGGAAAGTCACGAGGCAAGTAAAAACGCCTCCTCCAGCTGGCAGTTCGAAGACCTCACCCAGCTCGCTTCCGGCATTGAACTGCCGCCCACGCCCACCGTGTTCCAACGAGAGGACGGCCAAGGCCTCTTCTATAGGGGCGCGGTCAACGACCTGCACGGCGAACCCGGCTGCGGCAAAAGCATGCTCGCCCAGATCGCCACCGCCCAGGAACTCAAACAGGGACATGACGTGATCTATATCGACTATGAGGATTCCGCCAGAAACGTCGTCAAGCGTCTCCTGCTGCTCGGCGTGACCGGCGAACAGATCGTGCAGCATTTACACTACGTGCGGCCCAGCGCCAAGCCGAGCAGCCCCACCAGCCTCGACGGCTGGAAGGAAACCCTCGACTACGCGGACACGGCCACGCTGGCCATCATCGACGGCGTCACCAGCTGCCTCGCCTACGCCGGCCTCGACAGCAACTCAGGGGATGACATCGCCGCCTGGTACAACACCATGCCACGACTCATCAGCGCCTGTGGGCCAGCAGTCGTACTCATCGACCACGTCGTCAAAAGCAAGGACAACCGGGGCCGCTACGCCGGCGGCAGCATGCAGAAACTCGCACTCATCGACGGCATCAGCTACAGCGTGGACATGACCAAACCAGTCGGCAAGGGCGTGAAAGGCACCATCGTCATCAAATCAGGCAAAGACCGAATCTCGGAGATCGAGGAGCATTGCGCCGTCAGTTGGAGTTCGAATGGCTCGCACCTGCGCGAAGCCGCACGCATCGAAATCAACAGCACTGACCCGAAACTCATGCGCGTCACCATCGCACGACCAAACATGATGCCCAGCGATGAAACCACACGACAGCGCGGCCTCGAACGACCCACCGGACTCATGGAGAAGATCAGCCGGATCGTCGAGAACGCGCCCGAGGAGCCGAACCAGACCGAAATCATCGAACTATTGAAGGACGACGGGTCAAGCGCACGGAAGACCACCGTGCTCACCGCCATCAACCGGCTGCTCGAAGGCGGATGGATATCCAACCGCTCCGGAAGAAACAACCGGAACATCTACGCCAGCGTCAGACCATACCGGCAGATGAACGACCCAAAATCGGACGCTTTCGTAGACCGTATGAGCAGGGAGGAGGCGAACGAATTGGAAGACGAAAACCATCTCGAAATCTAGTTGTTCCCGTTGTTCCCAGTTGTTCCGAGTTGTTCCGGGAACAACTGGAGTAGCGATGTCCAGCTGTTCCCAGCACTCCCCACCCACACTACGTGTGTGGGTGGGTGCGGGAACAACTGCGACTCGGCCCTCCGGAACAGCCAAAAAAACACGTCAACGACACTAGTTGTTCCCAACCAAGAAAACGTCAGAAAGGAACCACGAAATGGCACTCACATTCAGGGAGCAAATCGAAGCTACCGCATGGGAGCTCGGCAACGGAGAAGGAACCATGCCCGAGCTTCGGAAGCGGTTCGACGCTGACCCCGAGACCCCGAATTTCGACCCGACCAAGGCGTTGGAGATGCTGCACATACTCCAGCTCATCAACTACAAGCAAGCCGGCAAGGGACGCGGACGCGCCCGCTGCCACTATCTGAAGAAACCCGAATACGGACTACTCAACTTCGACGAGCCGAAACCAGCTCCCAAGGACGAGCGGGAGCGGGAAAACCGCATCCAATGGGCCAAGGACTTCCGCGTCATCGCCGACTGGCTCGACGCGAACTGTTACACGACTGAAAGCGAGGAAGCATGAAAGAATCCGTCACCATCCAATACCGCTGTGAGGATGCTGACACCAATCTGGTCGAAACCATCCCAATCGCCTCCATCGGCATCGACCAGTGGAGTCAAGGCCATCCCGTCCTGTTCAACCTTGACCGGAGAGGACATCACGGCCGCCGTATGCTCAGCGTACTCATCACCGCCTGCGAAGCGGTGCTGCATGAAATCCAGGACATCAAATGGGAGGACTGACCCATGGCCGGACCGATTGACGTGATTCAACGGGCGCTCAGCGCACTGGCCTCAGCGGGATTGGGCAGCGAGTCGCCGGCAGAGGCGTATGTGCTCGGCTACCAGGCCGGCTGGCGGGAAGCGCTCGACCTGTGCATACGAATCGAAACGGCAATCAACAACGAAACGGAGGAAACGAATGAGCATCATCAGCAGTGAAATCGAGGCGCAGAAGCAGCGTGACCCGTCGTACATCGACAGTGGCCTGCAGTGGGCGTGGGGACGAGGATACAAGGCCGGAGCGTCACGCGGAATCACCGAAGAGGAGATTGCCGCCGCCATGGCCGAAACCCGAAAGTTCATCACGCTCCCCGGCGCGTGGTTGGAGAACATCATCAGAATCGCGTTCGACGCGGCAAGAAGAAAGGCAATGGAGGAGTGAGCAGGCCACGCGCCCGTGAACGCAAACCAGCATGGCTTCGCGCGTTCATCCCGAAAACGAGTCCCCTCGTTGTCACCGTCTGCGAGGGGTGCGGCCTGTACGTCATCGAGGATCGGGAAACCGTGTGGGAGTCGTGGGATTACGGGTGTGTGGCGGGTGACGACCTGACCGTGGCGATAATCCTCGGCCGGCCGTTGACCCGCGTCACGTGGCTTCCCTCCGTCGGCCACCCGCTGCTCCGTAGCACCTGCGGAGATGCAGGCATCAGACCGGACGGCCAGTATCTGGCCATGCACATGTGTCATCTCGCCCGGATAAGCGTCAAACCGTTCAAACCGCCGAAACGGGAACGCCCGCCAGGCAAGCCATGGGGCGGGCCGAAACTGTCGAAGCAGGAGATAGCCGAATTCAAACGCATCTGGAATATGCCATACAGCCAGCTCAAGCATGAGAAAACCCCAGCCAACAAGGTCGGCCGAGGCAAGAAGCAAACACTATTCTAGCCGACCAGCCGGAAGGGGCTCAGCATGAACTGCCAGAACTGCAGGACGATGACCGAAGAGGGGTGTTCGCTGTGCGAGACGTGCGAGATGCGTTTCGCCGGCACATTATTGCGCTTGGCGCGTGATGTCACGCCGTTGCATGACAGCCTCGACGCGACATTGCATCCGGGAGGGCATTCGCCCGTGCGAATCCAGACCGCCACTCCCCCGACTCCAATCAGGCTCGACGTGCTCGACCTGATCGACATGCTCGACGCCACGGCCCGTGAACTATGGCGTTGCCTCGACGGCATCGACGCCTTGGACTGGCGCAAAGACAAACGCAACGAGGATCTGAAGGCCACGCTCATCGCATGCGCAGGCCACCCCAGGCTCGCCACGTTCGCGGACGCGGGCTTCTACATGCACGTCGTTGACGGCATCGCACGCAAAGTCGATGCTGCGCTGGACCCGCCGGAGCAACGCCGCGAAATCGGCACCTGCGAACTATGCGAGACCATGCTCACCGCTGGGGCAGCAGACCAGTGGGTGACATGCCCGGTCTGCGGGAGGGAACAGCGAGCGCAGACGGTTAAACTGCGTAGGCTCAAGACGTTGTGTTGGGATGATTCCAGGCGCGGGTCTGCGGCTGAGATAGCCAAGGTGTTCACGGACGCGGGAATCACCGTCAAAAGGCATACGCTCACCGTGTGGAAATCCCGAGGCAAGCTTGATGTCACGCCCCAAGGCATTTCATACAGCAGCGTCTACCGGCTCGTCATCAGTGGCGGACTTGACAAAGAGCTAACTGTGACCGCATAATGTCAGTGGATTAGTGTCGAAAAACCCAGCTCATGTGGCTGGGTTTTCGCGTATCTATGCTTTGTTCTTGCGTGGTCTCCCCCCTCCGACACCACGTCCCGGACGTTGAGCGTTCCATTCATCGATGGTCTCAGGCAACCAGCCCCGAGTGCGGCCTATGGTCGCGTCGGGTTCGGGGAGTTTGAGGTTGAGCAGGCCGCCGCTGGTGATGCCGAGGCGTTCGGCGACCTGTTTGACGCCGAGGTATTCAGTCGTCATTGTTGCCTTCCTTGCCGTTGATGATTCCGGCCGCAAGGCCCATGATTCCGGCCGCGAGACCGAAGCCGCCAGATACTATCGGGCTGTCGGATAGCGCGCCGCCCAAGGCCATGGCTCCGAACGTCAGGGCCACGATTCCGAAAATCAGTGATGTTCTCATGATGTGTTTCCGATGAGATAGGATTGGCGGGGAGGTTCCGGCTAGTAGGGTTAGCCGGAACCTGTTTTACTTCTTGTGCTTCGGTCTTCGTCTGATTGCGATGATTATGGCTATCGCGGCGAGGACGTTGGCGATGATGCCGTTGATGACATCGAACCAATCCTTTGGATTCATCGGACCTCCTTTCTGCTGACATATCTATAGTAACACAATAACTATAGATATGCAAGCCGGGGACACCAAGACACGCCAACGGACACAATGACTGCGAGGCATACATGAGCTGGCGAGTCTGCTCGACACCCGGATGCCCGAACCTCATCGAGACGCCGGCACGCAAATGCGACGCCTGCGCTCGGGCCCAGCGGGACCGCGCCCGTACCCGAGGCCATAACCCCTACGGCACCAAGGGGCACCAATCATTCCGCAGGCAAGTGCTCGCACGAGACCCATACTGCACATGCCCCGGCGACTCCGGACGCGGAGGCTGCGGCAAACACCACGGACTCTGCGGCAATCCAAGCACAATCGCAGACCATTACCCATACGAAAGAACCGAACTCATCGACATGCGACTCAACCCCAACGACCCGAAGTTCGGACGAGGCCTATGCAAACAATGCCACGATGTAAAAACCGGCAAAACAAGACCAGCAGGCTTCAACACCAGACAATAAACAGGAACACTGTGCATCACGACAAAAACAGCCGGCAACACCCCAGGGGGGGTGGGGTGACGACCACCCCGCTTGGACCGCCGGTGAGCTGTCTGTCGGGTGCGCAGGGTTCAAACATCGCTGGCGGGCCGCCGCGAGGGCGGTCCCGTCGATCTGTCGCTAGGGCGCAAGGCCATGACGAGAGGTGAACATCATGCCAAGTGGAGGCAAACGAGTACGCTCCGGGCCGGCCAAGGACCCGAACAGCGAGAAGAGCCGCAGACTCGGATACACATTGCAGAGCCTGCCGAACACCGAGTGCCGGATGAAGCCGCCGGAATGGCCCTTGGAGCCCGCCGATGACGAGCGCGTCCGCAAACTTGAGGCGGAGAAGTGGAAGTGGCTGTGGAAGCTGCCTCAGGCACGCGCCTGGCATCTGCCCCAGTTCAAGTGGATGATTCACGAACTGGCGTTGTACGCGCGGCTTTCCACCGCATGCGAGATCGCGCCGGCACCCACGGCGTTGACCGTGCTGCTGCGCATCTCCGACCGCGTCGGCATGAGCGCCGCCGGATTGCAGGCATTAGGCTGGAAAATCGAAGCGGAGGCCGAGCGGAAGCCAGTCGATTCGGAGTTCACGCGCCGCAGGGCCAAGGAGCTGAACCAGGAATCAGCCGCCGAACGCTCTCCCATGGACGAGACGAAGCATGTGTACCAGCGTCGGATGAGCGGCAATGGCTGACGAGGATTCATGGCTCATCGACTTCCCCACGTTGGGGCATCTGGTGTGCGCATGGATCGAACGTCACTGCCGGCAGCCTGACGGCCCGTTGCGAGGCCGTCCAGTGGTGCTGTCCGACTGGCAGTACTGGCTGGCGGCGAACCGTTGGCGCATCCGCGAGGACGCCCCATATGTGCCGCCCGAGGAAGTCACCGTCGACAACCCGATGGTACTCAACCAGGCATTCGAATACCGCATGACGCTGACCGTCGGACCGCAGAAATGGGGCAAGGGGCCATGCACGGCGTTCTTCACCGCCGCCGAGGGCTGCGGGCCCACCATCTTCGATGGCTGGGCGCGAGAAGGCGACATGTACCGTTGCGCTGACAACGGTTGTCCGTGCGGCTGGGAGTGGCCGTACAATCCGGGCGAGCCGAAAGGCCGTCGACATCCGTCGCCGCTCATCCAGCTGACCGCCAACTCCGAGGAACAGGTACGCAACATCTACCGTCCTCTCGTGGCGACGATCCTGCTGGGCCCGCTCAAGGAGCTCATGCGCGTGAGGGACACCTTCATCCGCATATTGCAACCGGGGCGCGAAGGCGAGGCCGACGCCTTGGACTTGGATCGCATCGACGTGGTCACCGCCTCCGCGAAATCCCGTCTGGGCAATCCGATCACGGACGCCGAACAGGACGAGGCCGGCCTGTACACGAAATCGAACGGCATGATAGCGGTCGCCACCACGCAGCGCCGAGGAGCCGCCGGCATGGGCGGCCGCACACATGCGTGGACGAACGCATGGGATCCGGGCGAGGACAGTTACGCGCAGCAGGTGTTCGAGAACGCCGAGGACGACGTGTTCGTGTTCTACCGGAACCCCGATCTCGCGAAATCATTGCGTCACCGCGACGGCCGGCCGTTGGACTTCAATCTGAAATCCGAACGCTTGAAGATGCTCGAATACGTGTACCGCGGCTCACCATGGGTCGACCTGAACTCCATCGAATCGGAAGCCAAGGCGCTGATGAAGACCGACCCTACCCAAGCGGAACGGTTCTTCGGGAACCGTCTGGTGCAAGGCGGCGGCGCATGGCTCGAAGACGGACTATGGGAGAGCTGCTATGCCGGCGCATGAACTCTGGCTGCCGAACCCGCCAAAAGGCACACGCGTATGCGCGGGCTTCGACGGTTCGGAGAACGACGACTGGACATGCATCAAGATGGAGACCCTCGACGGGCTGATATTCACACCCCGATACGGGCCCGACCGGCGTGCGACCATCTGGAACCCGAAACAATGGGGCGGGCGCATCCCCCGCGCCGAGGTATCCGCAGCATGGGCGGAACTCAACGAACGCTACAAGATAGAACGCGCCTACTGCGATCCCGGCTTCCGCGACGAACTGTCATGGGAATCGGAGATAGAGGCATGGGACAGGGCCTACGGGCCGAAGAAATTCCTACCGTGGAGCATGTCGGGCAGCTCCCGCATCGGAGCCGTCTACGAGGCATTGCGCCGATTCGAGGCCGACCTGACCACGCACCGCATCACGCAGGACGGCTGCCCCATCACCCGCACCCACATGATGAACGCGCGAAAGGTCGCCAAGACCCTGGAACGCTACGGGCTGGCGAAACCCCAACAGAACAGGAAAATAGACGCCGCCGTGACCAGCGTGCTCGCCCACGAAGCCGCATGCGACGCACGGGCCGCCGGCTGGGGCGCTCGCAAACACAATTACATGCTTACCGGATCATCGACCAGAAGGAGGTACTGATGGAATACAGCCAGCAGGAACTGTCCGCATTGGCGAACCGACTGGCCGATAAGATCCAGTTTCGCAGGCCCAACATCGGCACGCATACCGATTACGTGCTCGGCAAACGCGGCAAACTGAAGTTCGCGTCCAAGGAATTCAAGCGCTACATGAGCGACCGGTTCTCCGATTTCTCGGACAACTGGTGCCTCCCCGTGGCGCAGGCCCCGGTGGAACGCATCAAGTTCAAGGGCTTCGTCCCTTATGATGACGTGAAGCTCGGCACCGGCATCATGAAATGCCTCGACCGCAACGACTTCGAACGCGGACTTCAGGAAGCCGCGCTGATGATGACCACCACGGGCCGCGCGTTCGCTTTGGTCACGCAGGTCGACGGCAGGGCCCGCATCACGTTCGAGCACCCGGACAGCGCCGCAGTCATCTACGATGCGCGCACCGGCCAGCCGTCAGCCGGGTTCCTCATCCAGCAGGGCGACGACAAGGAGTACGGCACCCTCATGCTGCCCGGCTGGACGGTCAGCATGGAACGCAAGAAGATGCTCGATCTGACCGACCAGCGCGTGCCGCCCGACGTGTACGGCTGGAAGATGAATGACCCTCAGCCCACCGGTCTGGACACGATCCCCCTGCGCGAGTTCCGCAACCAGATGCTATTGGACAATGCGCCGATCAGCGACATCGCGCACGTCGAATCGATGCAGGACACGGTCAACGTCGTATGGGCCTACCTGCTGAACGCATTGGACTACGCCTCACTGCCGGCACGAGTCATCCTCGGCGGAGACCCGCTCGTCGAGCCCGTCTACAACGAGGAGGGACAGCAGGTCGGCGAGAAGCCCATCGAACTCGACAAGCAGGTGCTGGAGCGCATCTACCAGTTCACCGGCGACAACGTGAACCTGGGCGAATGGTCAAGCTCGAACCTGAACGTGTTCATCCCGGTCATCGAAAAAGCGGTGGAGCATATCGCCGCCGAAACACGCACCCCCGGCCATTACCTGCTGACGAACGCGGAGGTTCCGGCCACCGGCTACGAGGTCGCCGAAGCCGGCCTCGTATCCAAGACCATCGAACGCATCAGCTTCCTGAAATCCCCCATCCGCGACATCTGCAGCATCGCCATGCGCTACGAGAACGACGTGGCTGAGGCGGACATCATCGCCGACTCCAAGGTGCAGTTCGCGACCCCGCAGTATCGCAGCGAAACCCTGATGGCGGACGCGATGCTCAAATACAAGCAGCTCGGCTTCCCGATCCAATGGGTCGCGGAGCAGATGGGCCAAAGCTCGGACGAGGTGCAGCGCATCATGCGCATGCGCGCCGACGAGATGGCCGACCCCGAACTCGAATCGTTGAACCGTGCCCTGCAGATCGGAGGCGCTGATGGCGGTCGAATCTCAGGTGCTGGCCTACAGTCAGAAACGGCTGGCGACCTTGGAGCTGGCGGCGGACAGAGCCGCACGCAGAACGTGGAACAGGGTCGACGCCAATAACATCCAGGCGTCGTGGAAGTCGATAAGCCGCGACTTCCTCACCCTGTTCTCCACCATCCAAACCAAGTCCGCCGAAACGGCCATCGACGCGAGCGGCATGATGCTCGCCGAACAGGGCGTCTACATCACGCCACACGCCTTGGCCAACCCGAACGCATTCGCAGGCTGGGCTCCGTCCGGCCTCGACATCGCATCCTACTTCCAATCCCCCGTGTTCGCCGCCCTGCACGCGATACGCACCGGCAGCTCCCCGTTGGAGGCATTGGAATATGGGCGCAACCTGCTGGTAATGCTCACCTCTCTGGCCGTCATGGACACCGCCCGCCAGGCGGAGTCACTGGACATCACCAGCCGTCCCAAGGTCGGCTACATCCGCGTCGAATCCGCCACCTGCTGCGACAGGTGCATGCTGCTGGCCGGCAAATGGTTCCGCTTCAACGAGGGGTTCCTGCGCCACCCCCACTGCCACGGCCGCCACGTGCCCTGCAGCCAGGGCATGGCCAAACAACAGGGGTGGATCAGCGACCCCATGGAGGGTTTCAAAAGCCTCTCCCGTGAGGAGCAGGACAAGCGCTTCGGCGCGAATTACGCGCAGGCCATCCGCGACGGCGCCGACATCTACCAGGTCGTCAACTCGAAACGCGGCATGCAAAGGGTGGGAAAAGGCTATACGGCGCTGACCACCAGCGAGGGCACCACCCGATACGGGTGGGCCAACATGCAATACGCGCAACAGTCCGGCCGGAAAATGAAACGCCGCCTGTCCATCGACGGCATCTACTCGCTGACCGGAGGCGACCGGGAGAAGACCATAGCCGCGTTGAAGGCCAACGGCTACTACGTGGACAACGACTGGCGCGGCAAGGTGCCCGAGATCCGCAAAAGCATGTGGCTGCACGACAACACGTACCGGCAGGGGCGCGTCGAACTATTGGCCGCCGCCGAGAAGCGCGTTCAGACCGCGAAGCTCCGCTACGAGGCCGTATTGGAGGGCCGCAACCCCAACGATGGCCGCATGCCCCTCACCCCCGAAATCGCGGCCCAGTGCGAACGCGAATACCGCCGATGGGTCACCTCCGGCGGCCAGATTTTCCAGCAATGATTCAGCGAATCGAAAGGAAGAACATGGATCCCGCAAACCAGAACCAGCAGACAGGCGACAACGAGTCCAAGAAGCCGGGGAACACCGGCGGCGAGGATTGGCAGTCGAAGTTCGAAGGACAGCGGAAAGTCAACCGCGACCTCGAAAAGAAACTGAACGAAGCCTACGCCAAGGCCGACAAGGTCGACGAACTCGAAAAACAGATCGCCGCCCTGCAGGGCAAGGAAGCCGAATACGAGGCCGCCCGGAAGGAGCAGGCCGTCAAGGACGAGGCCCTTGCCGCCGCCAACCAGCGCATCCTCAAGGCCGAAGTCCGCGCCGCAGCCAGCGGCAAGCTCACCGACCCGGCCGACGCCCTGCGCTACCTCGACCTGTCCAAGTTCACCGTCACGGATGACGGAAGCGTGGACAGCCAGGCCATCGCCAATTCGATCGGCGAACTGCTGGAACAGAAACCTTATCTCGGGAAAGCCGAGCAAGCGCCCTCGGGTGCGAACATCACGCCGCCCAGCGGAACACGGGACGGCGACCGCCATCAGGGTCAGCTCACCCGAGACGACCTGAAAACCATGAGCCCCGCAGAAATCGTCAAAGCCCAACAGGACGGGCGACTGAAGGACCTGCTCGGAGCCAACTAAACGGAAGGAGGCCTTAAATGGCCATCACCAATTTCATTCCCGAACTGTGGAGCGCCAACATCCTGCTGGAACTCCAGAAGAACCTCGTCTACGGTTCCGCAGTGAACCGCGACTACGAGGGCGACATCGCCAACTACGGCGACACCGTGCACATCACCGGCATCGCGCACATCAGCGTCGGCGACTACACGGCCCACACCGACATCACCATCGAACCGGCCACAGACAAGGACGCCGGCGAACTCGTCATCAACCAGAGCAAGTACTTCGCGTTCGAAATCGACGACGTGGAGAAGCGCCAGGCCATGAACAACCTGACCGCCGTATACTCCCGGGACGCCGCCTACAAGCTGCGCGACCTGACCGACCAGTACCTGGCCGGCCTGATGGCAGCAGGCGCGAAGAGCAAGCTCGACCCGATTTCCGGCGCCACCGCCACCAAGGCGTACGACACCATCGTGGATCTGGCCACCGCATTGGATAAGCAGAGCGTGTCCGACGCGGGCCGTTGGGTCATCGTCACCCCGGACTTCTACGGTCTGCTGCGCAAGGACAGCCGTTTCGTCGCTGGCGCCGAGTCCGCTCATTCCACGCTGCTCAACGGAGTCGTCGGCGAGGCCGCGGGCATGACCATCCTCAAGTCCAACAACGCTCCCGCAGCCAAGGGCGGCTCCACCCAGTCTCCGACCGATGAGGGCAACGTCATCATCGCCGGCACCAACGCGGCCACCACGTTCGCGGAGCAGATCGCCAAGGTCGAGGCCACCCGCAAGGAGAAGGGCTTTGACGACATCGTCAAGGGCCTGCACCTGTACGGCGCGAAGGTCGTGCGCCCCGAAGCGCTGGCCACCGTACACTTCAAGGTGGGCAAGTGATGGCCGGCAGCTATGAGGCCATGCCCTACTTGGGCGAAGCCGAATAACCGCATAGGGGGTGACTCATGGACACGCTGGCAACGGTCAAGGACCTTGATTCATACGGCATCGAATACGCGGACGAAAAGCTCGCGGGCAAGCTGCTCGAATCGGTTTCCGCAGCGGTGCGCGACGCCGCCGGCTGCCCCATCACACGCGGCGAATACACGGTGACCATCCCCGGCGAAACCTCACGCAGGCTCGACCTGCCCATGCGCCCCGTGATTTCCGTGAGCCGCGTGCTCATGGACGGCGAGGAGACCGGGGATTGGAAGCTGCTCGGCAACGCGCTGTACAGGGAAAGCCTGTGGAGCCTGCCGAACATGGTCCCCTGTTCCGTCACCGTCACCATGCTCGCCGGCTATGACCCGGTTCCCCCGGACATCGTGCGCCTCGTGTGCAGCATGGTCGCAGCCGGACTCGTCCAGCAGTCGAACGGCGGCCCCGGCGCTCACCGCGACGAATCATACGCGCGAATCGATGACGTGCAGATCGGCTACCGTCAGGGCGACTCCGAGATCATCGACGCACTCGAACTGCCGGAGGGCACGAAACGAGCCCTCCGCAACAGGTTCGGCATGCGAGGCATCGCCATAGGGGTGTTCCGATGAACGTGCAGCATATCCTCAACCGAGGCCGACAGCTCGCCGAATCGTTGATGACCGACCAATGCCGCGTCACCCATATGGGCAAACCGGTCACCGACCCCGAAACGGGACTGGTGGAACCGGCTGCGAACACCGTGTATGAGGGCCGTTGCAAGGTGCAAACCTCGGGCGGTCTGGCTGCCGAGAACACGGAGGGCGGCATCGTCGAAGCGTTGGGTGCCGTCACCCCCGTGTGGAGCATGTACGTGCATTTACCCTACGGCACCATGGGTTTATTGCCGGGTGACGTGTGCGAGATAACCGAGGCCGATGACCCGAATCTCAAGGGGCGGAAGCTCAGGTTGTTGAACATGCAGTCCGAGAAGACACACTCCACCGCATGCCGGTGGAATGTGAAGGAGGTGGGCAACAGCAATGAGTGACGTGACAGTCGACGCTTCGGAGCTGACCGCGTTCGGCCGTCGTGTCGCCGCCGCGCACGCCATGGCTTCGGTCAAGGTCGCGCAGGCGGTGAAGAAGGGCGCGCAAAACGTCAAGGAAGGCGTCATCTCCGACCTGCAGACATCATCGAACTACGCGATCAGCCGTATCGGCATCGGCTACGAAATGGGCAGCACCGGCACCACCATTTATGCGGATGTGAGCCCCCGCGACGGCGGAGCTTCCGACTTGGCCAACATCGCGTTCTTCGGCACCGCGAAAGGCGGCGGAACCCACTGGTTTTACCAGTTCGCCGAACAGGAATTGCCCACGCTCGCCGAATACGTGGGAGACGCGGCCGACGACATGCTGATAGGAGCCATCGGATTATGAGCGTCATGGACCTGACCAATGCGGTTCTCGACCTGCTGCCCTCCATGCCATCCGGCGTGAAAATCTACCGGCAGGAGGAGCCGTTGGAGTCGGAGATGCCGCCGTGGATCATCGCGCGCGTCTCCACCGACCGTCATGTGGAGGCGGAGACGATGCGGTTCACCGCCCACTCCGCCCTGCTGGAGGTTCGCGCCGTCAGCACCACCGCCGACAGCGTGAACATCTGGTGCGACGACATGCTGATCCCCGCGTTGGCGAACCGCTCCCCCACCCGGCCGCCGGGCTACACGGTCGGCCAGCTCACCCTGTACGAGGATTCCGGCGCATACGCGGCCGGTCTGACCGCCGACGAAACCGCGCGCCGCTACCAGGTGCGCGTCCTCCGGTTCCGCTTCACGTGGAGCCGACCGTAATCAACCAATCATTTACCAAAAGTCTTCAAGGAGCACATTATGACCATGAAACTGGGTACAGAGATTCCCGGCACCAGTGCCGAGGGCAACATCACCACCATCTGGGTGCCGGAGATCAAGAACATCAAGGCCCCGACCATCATCGAGCTCGAGGCCGGCACCGACATCTCGAACTACGTCATGCTTGGCGGCTGGAGCTTCGACCCGTCGCAGGACACCGTGTCCGACCAGCGCGAGAACACCGTGCAGGACTTCGGGGCCCCCGGCCGCAAGAGCGCCGGCGACATCAGCATCGAGGTCATCGACAACACGAACACGGAGCACAAGGAACAGAACGAGGCCGTCACCCTCATGCACGAGGGCGCGTCCGGCTATATCGTGCGTCGCCGCGGCATGGCCACCGACGCGCCATTGGCCTCCGGCCAGAAGCTCACCGTCGTGAGCGTGAAGTGCGGCGAAAAGAAGGTCATCAACCCGGATGCGAACACCATGATCCGCAGTCAGATCCCGCTGTTCGCTCAGGCTCCCGGCTGGGAGTCCGAGACCGCCGTGCTGGCCGCAGCCTGACAAGTTCTTCCGTGCGGGGATTCTAAGCCTTTCTGGCCCCGCACAGGCATTCTCTCTTCTCTCTCTCAGAAAGGTTTTCAGACTTTCAGAAAGGGATAATCATGGCTTTGGAAGTGAAGCGCAAGCGCGTGGACGTCGACCTCATATTGGATCAGGAGAAGGCCGAACAGGTCGCCGCATTGGGAGCCGACCTGGAACGCGCCATGGCGCAGCATGTGACCGAGGGCGGCAACGCCGCCGCCAAACGCATCGCCGAACAAATCGACAGGCTGCGCGACGAGGTGAAGGACGACACCGTCCGCATCACCCTGGAGGCGCTGCCGCTCTCCCAGTGGCGTCAGGTACTCGAGGCGAACACCGTCACCGAGAACGGCGTACCGAAACAACACATCGAGGACATCTGCGCCGACGCCGTCAGACTCATGGTCAGGAAGACCGTGCCGGAAACCCCCGTGGAAGAGCTGGCCAACGTCATGACCGAACTGTCCGACGGCCAGATCAGCCCCATCTGGTACGCGATCCGTGACCTGAATGCGAAGCTCATCGACCCAAAAGACGCACTCGAATCAGCCTCGCGGATAATCCGCAGACGGTAAGGGAACTGCGAATCTGCCAGAAGCTCGGCATCAGCTACAAAAGGTGGCTTGGCTGGGAACCGTCGTATCGGGTGGAAAGGGACGGGCATAGGCGCATCACCGGCTACACGCCGGAAACCGAATGGGATGAGACCGAACGCGAATGGATGCTCGCACTCGACGAATACGAGCGCACGCTGTGTCCGCGCTGCGGTATGCCCGTCAGCATATGCCACGACGAGCTGGCCCCCACCAAATACGCGAGCGAGGTCGGCGTCTGTCAGATCGACCTGATGCGCCGCATCGGGCTCGAAGAATACCGCAAGGACCATTCCGCGGAATCCGCCACGAAACTTGACTCACTGACCGTGGGCATCAACCCACGATGATCCGACAGGAGGATATGCCATGGCCGGTGGTCTGAACCGCAACATCACCGTCCGCCTGCTCGCGGACACCAGCAATTTCACCGCCGGCATGGCCAAGGTGTCCGGCGAAAGCCAGAAGACCGCGACCACCATGGAAGCCGCCGGAGGCAAATCGAAGCTCATCACCACCGGCATCGCGGCGGCCGGTGTCGCCGCCACCGCGCTGGGCGTGGCCGCTGTCAGGATGGCGGCGGACTTCGACGCCAGCATGTCGACGGTGCAGGCCAACACCGGAGCCAGCGCAGATGAGATGAATCAGCTCCGTCAGGCCGCCATCGACGCCGGCGCCGACACCATATACTCGGCCACCGAATCCGCCGACGCCATCAACGAACTCGGCAAAGCCGGCCTATCGACCTCGGATATTCTCTCCGGCGGTTTGAGCGGCGCGCTGAACCTCGCAGCGTCCGACGGCATGGCCGTAGGCGACGCCGCCGAACTCATGGCCACCACCCTCAAACAGTTCAACCTGACGGGCGCCGAATCCACT